ACACCTTTGAAGATTTAAAATGCCGATTTTATTTAGCATAAAAATCTTTAAAGTTTATTCATTACAGAAATATGTAAATTATGATTTTTGTTATGTCGTCAAACATAACTGAATTTTTTAAATAATCTGCATTTTAAATCTTCAAGGGTGTAAATAATATGATTATATTGTTGAATTATAACCAAAAGAATTAAGAAATTAGATGTTAAACAGTGGTAATATAAATAAAAATATATTTAAAAATAAATGGTAAAATTTAATATTTTTAAATATATTTTTATTTATATTACCACTGTTTAACATCTAATTTCTTAATTCTTTTGGTTAATTCTATATAGTTATATATAGAATATTATTATAATCGATTGAATATTAATAAATTATGTCTAAAATAAAAAAAATTATATGATGTTCCAATTGATTTGCGTATCTTTTTTGTTTCTTCCGTATTTAATTTAAATCCTCTGCTTTCAATAGCATTTATTACATCTATTGTTTTTTTTTCATTTATATGACCATCGCCTCCTTGACCTGGCATAGCCCATGACATAATTATTCCATTTTTTGCATTATTACATATGTTATCAAAGAATATATTTTCATATATTTTTGGAATATGTTCTCCAACTTCAAATGTTTGAACATAACTTTTGGGATTATTATATGGTTTTGTTAAATCTTGATTATCAATATATCCAATATTTTCAATTTTATCAACTCCAACGGCATCAATATTATTTTCTCTAAGATATTTAATATATGAACCTATACCACAACCTAAATCTAAAACGTCATTTACTTTATTTTTTTTGTAATATGATAATAAATATTTTTTTAAATTATCATATGTAATATGTGTATTGCGTTGACTATCATCCCAATAACCAGTTGAATTTTTTTTATTATCAATATAACCATATCTTAATATAGAATTTAGTCGTAAATGTGTAGCATAGAGAAAATCGAATATATTTGTGTTAAAATATAATATTAACCAGTATATAATAAAAATTTTTATAAATTTTTCAAATATAGAATTCATATATAATATGCAAAATATATTTTTATTATTTTAATTGAATTGTAAAATTCAGTATAAATATGTCATTATGTTATAAATATAAATATGAATAAATTAATTTTGAAATTAAATTCTAATATACCATATTATTTAATTAATACAAATAATGTACAAAAACAAGTCAATTTATGGAATAAATTATTAAAAAATGTAGATATAAGGTACGCAATTAAATGCAATAATGATATAGAAATAATTAATAAATTAATTGATAATAATTGTGGTTTTGATTGTGCATCAAAAAATGAAATTGAATTAATTATTAATCAATATCGCAAAAAAAATATAAATTTAAATAAAAATAAAATTATTTTTGCAAATCCAGTTAAAAAAATTGATCATCTACAATATGCATTAGATAATGATATTTTTAATATGACATTTGATTCTATATCTGAACTTGAAAAAATCAACTATTATGATAAACAAAAAAAAAGTAATTTATTTTTGAGATTATTCGTAGATGATAAATATTCATTATGTCAATTAAATAAAAAATTTGGAATGGATCTTGATGAATTAGAGCAAACTATTGAATTTATTAAAATGTATGATATGAAATTAATAGGTTTGGCATTTCATGTTGGTTCAAATTGTAATAATTATATATCGTATGTTGATGCATTTGATAAAATTAGAAAGGTGTTTGACATTTTAAAACATAATAGTATAAATATAAAAACAATAGATATAGGAGGTGGTTTTAATAGTGATGAAAAATCATTTGAAATAGCAGCAGATAAAATAAATGAATTAATAAATATTTACTTTAAAAATGAAAGTTTGAATTTTATTGCAGAACCAGGACGTTTTATTGTTAACACATCAACAATCTTATGTACAAATATTATAGGTGTTAAACAAAAAAATGATAAAATGATATATCATATAGATGAAAGTACATATATGGGATTTAATTGTGTTCATAATGATAATATCAATTCATTCAAAATAAGTATATTAAATGATAAAAATGAATTGATAATGAAAAAAAATGAATTGATATTGGATCAAAATATTAAATTATATGATACACAATTAAATGGTTGTACATGTGATAGTATAGATATCATTGAGTTAACTGATTTAAAATTACCTAAATTAAATATAGGAGACAAAATGTTGATATCAGATTTTGGAGCATACACTTATGCTGCAAATTCATCTTTTAATGGTATGGAAAGTCCTAAAAAAATTTATATTGAAGAAGATATAATTTAATTTATATATAAGAATATAACATTTAATTATTAAATTTGTTACTATATAAAAAAAAAATTAATATATTAATTATAATGGAGCAGAATATTAAGTTTTTGTTAAAAAATAAACACACAATTGAATTATTATTGTTAAATAATGGTAAATTTTATGATGATTGTTTAAAACAACAATCTGTATTTGATAATAAATGTTTAATGGTAGAATATAGTGATGTAAATGACATATTATGTGATGATAGTTATGAACCAGGAATATATGGATTTTTAAATTATCAATTAGATTTAAAATATGATAAAATGTTAAGTAAAAATTATGAGTTTAACAATAAAACAGGAATTGTAAAAAAATTATTAGATAAATATAGACAAAATTTTTTAGAAAACGCAATAATACAAAATTACGGATTAATTGAAATGTATGAAAAATTAGAAGATAATAATATAGTTGAATTAAAAAAGTACCATCTGTTAAAAAATACAGAAATAAATTCGATAAATGAAACTGAATATGATAAAATAGTAATTAATATGTTACCAAATGATTTTATTGTAACACAAATATATAAATTTGATTCAAAAATTAGTTTATTAACAATAATGACGAAGAATGATTATATAATTGAATCTAATGACAATGAACAATTTATTAAATATGATAAATTAGTTCGACAATTATGTGCAGATAATAAAAAAATGATAAATTATATGACTAATTTTGATAATATTTATAGATTATATCGTATTAATAATGGAATAAGTGAAAGTAATTATTATAATTTAAATGATGTTCTAGATTTTAATTTTTCAAATGTTATGAATAATTTTAAATCATCAAATATTTATGATGTAGAAGAATATCAAGCATTAATTGAAAAATATTTTGGTTTAACGTTAGATGATTTATTTGATGAAATAATGGAAAAATATAATTTAATGGACAAAACGAAACCAGCTATAAAATTGATATTGGAGATAGTTTTAAGATTATATATAGATATAAAATTGGGTTTTACTAGATATAATTTAACTAAAAATTTATTGCAATATATTCCGAATCAAAAAAATATGGATGTATATAGTAATATCAAAAGTCAAACATTAATAGATCGTCATTGGAGAAATTTATTAGGTTATGATGAGATAACTATTGAATTAGAAACATTTGATATTAAACCGATGGTATTATCTATATTTAACATGTTAAAGAAACAAAATTTGGATTATATATTAAATTATTTAGAACAGATTTTTGATAAAAATGAAAATTCGGTTGTATTATAAAAAAATTGAAATTAATAAATATACTCAATTTAAATATTTATTGTTTTAATAATTATATTTACAGATAATTATTAAAATATGGATTATACAAAAAAAGATATACAAATAAATGATACAATAAATAAAAATAAATTATTAATTTATAATTGTACACAATGTATATATGTAATGGTCACATCAAATGAATATTGTAAAATATGTTGTAATAAGTGTATATTAGAATATTTATTTAATTGTCCAGATTGTACATATATTAAGGTAAATAATGGATTTCAAAAAAAATTAATTTGTTCAAAATGTTTATAATGTTAAAAATTTATGTTGTAAATATTTATGATAATATTCTATAGTTGATTTTATCATTTTTTCGTCGATATTTTTTATCTTGGATTTATATAAAGTTATGTTTTGAAAAACATTAAAATTTTTAAATAAATTATCATAATATTCTTTTTTATTGTCTAAAAAATCATAAATGATATTTTCAATATATACATTATTTAATAAAGTTAATTGCACATATGCATTTATTTGATTAAATTTAGATTTTATTATTTCAATATTAATTGTTTCGATCATTTCAAGGTGATTTAACATTTTTTGTTTTATATAGTAATAACTATAAGTATAATCTAGTTTACGACGATAAATTGGAGTTATTATTGGATTATCAAATAATATATAGGATTCATATGTCATTGTTTCTTTTGTTTTTTTTGTTTTGTTTATTTTTTCGAATGGATTTGCGGTGACATTAATTATTTTTTTATTTTCAAAATTTATTTTGATTTTTTTAGCTTGTAGTAAAATATATAGTTCATCCATAATTTTTTCTGATTCTGCAAAAATAACATATTCATCCATAAACTCTTGTAATTTACGTTTAATTGACATTTCTGTTATTATAGTAAATTGAGTAATTTATTTGTCATGTATTAATATGAAAAAAAATCAATTTTTTACAATTGTATTAAGAAATTAAATATTGTTCCACGCTATAATTTATACTATAAATCATAGCGTGGAACAATATTTAATTTATTATATTTTAACTTGATGATTTAATTTATAATTTTATTTTATAAACAAATATATGTTAAACATATTATAAGTTCTTAACGCAATTGTATTAATTTTTTTACGGTTCATCATAATACATATTTTTATTAAAATAATTAAATCATCAAGTAAAAATCAAATGTTTTAAGTAACGGTGTAAAAATTATAGTTAATTGTACAAAAAAATATATTTATAACTAACTATAGACAAATTGTATAAAATTGATATAGTAAATTTATTACAACATATTGAACCAACTGACGATTTTAATGATATTAAAACATATGACTTTATTAATAAATATTTGCCATTATTTAATATGATTGAATCTAATTTTAATTTAATTGTTAAATATAGTGATAAAAGATATATAATTCATAAAAATAATAATTTGATTAATGATTCATATGAATATGAGTTATCAAACGGTAAAATAACTAAAATTGAAGATATTACAGATATAAATTATGATATAAATATTACACCTTTTTCACTGAAAAATGGGACACTTAACAGTAAAAAAAATATAATTGCACCCATAAGGGCTTAATGACATTTGACGCTATTATTTATACCAATAATAATAGGGTTGTCATCTTTTATCATTTCGGGAAATTTATAATCTCTCCTAAATTTTTCTGGTCGTGTTTTATTCAATAAATATGTATTTACTATTTTTATCATATTATTTACTGCATTTTCATCACGATTTATACAACCCATTCTTTTACTTTCGGTTTGATACCTTAGAATTGAATGTATTTTTCGTTCAACACCTTTTTTATCT